TGGTTACCTCTGCATCATAACTCCAACGAGAGATCCCGGCCTCTAAAACAAACCCCCTGTCGTATTGCAGTTTGGGGTCAGCTTCCTGTTTAGCTTTTTCATTTGTCAAAGCCTTAAACAGATCGCCACCCATTTTTTTAAGGTCAGTGAGTGTGTTGTCTTTCTGAATTTCTGCCGCCAACGCCAACTGTCGCCAGGACAGTTTCTTTAGCTCCATCCATTCGCCCGGCTCGTGAGGAATATCCACCTTGCGTGTTTTATCGTTAATCAGTGCCATATTAGCACCTTCCCCTTTTACTTATTTTTTATACTACCGCGCCCGTCGGAGTCAGAACTGCCTCGAAGCGGGTCATGCCGCCCTTGCTGGCCTTGCGGCTGTAAGTCTTAATAACTGCATCGAAAGTTGAAGTGTTGCTGCCGCCCCAGGTAATCTTTACTTCCCTGGTAGCGCCCACTGCGTTTAGTATCGCATCAGGGCCAACTGTGATGGTATCGTCATACATGCCGCCTAAGTTAATATCAGCTGCCTTCTTAACGCCTGTTGCTATCTGTGCCGGCCATTCTGCACCGAAAGCAAGTAGCTCTTCCATCAGCGCCTCGATGTCAAGCTTGATATCTTCGTCGATATATGCAGAAAGATCCACTAAGGTTCCTGCTGAATTATCGACTTCAATTGTCAGATCGGGACTTCCGTATTTCGGCATTTGTTACACCTACCTTTACCTTTTAATTTAATTACGCTTAAAACCGACAAAAAACTTAGCCGTCGGGTCTGTACCGCCGTCAAACTCCCAGCTGACAGCCAGGTGCTTTTTAACGTTTCCGGCAATAACCACTCTCTCGGCTGCCGGCGCCGCGGTTGCCGCCGTAAAAGTCAGTAATTCGTCCCAGTCGACTTCATTAGTGGACTCCAGTATTTTTATTGTTAAGTCATTGCCGCCGTCCAAGTCAAGGGCGCTTAACTGTAGGTACGCTACGCCGCCGGCGGTTGTTTGTGCTGAAACCGATGCCGGTGTTGCCTTGGTATCGCCGTCGCTTTCTCTCGCGGTATGCCCGTGCACGATGGCGCCTTCATCTACCTGACCGCTGCCATTATATTTAGCATTGGCCCGGTGAAGTTGGCCCCTGGTAGCTACGCGCTCGTAGTTGACCTGCACCGCGCCTTTATAGCCGATAAACTGCTGGCCAACCTCGTTGCCCTCCAGCCCGTAGCACAATACCCGCGTATCGCCGGACTTGTCTTTCAAGGCATCGTTAATTGAGTCCGCCGCATCATCAAAATAGCCTTCCTGGGATAACTCGGCCTTTTTAACTCCTGTATAAAGATTATCCGGCCATCCTTCCCCGTAGGGGAGCATCTCTTCGACAATAGCTTCTACTTTATCGGTTAAGTCGGTGGTTACGCCCATTACATCGTAGCCGTCAATTAAAAGGAAGCCTACATCAACTGAACTTCTCCTGGCCATGCACTCACCACCTCCTTTGCTTAGAATGTAAAGCTTGTCACATCGAGTATCTCAAGAACAGCGTCAAAGCCGATGTAAGCTTCGCCCGCATGGGTGAGGATCACCGGCACCGTAGGGTTACCCCCTTTAAGCGTGGCGAAAGATACTGTGCCGCCGATCGTGTAGTCTTTATCAAATTTATCTTTTGCCGCATACCATAGCGCAGTAGCCCTTAAGCTGGCCGCTTCATCCTCGATAGTGGCTTTCTGCACCAGGCACTGGACGGTAATTCTTGGCCCCTGCTCTCTCGATCCGAAACCAAGCGTCCTTTCCGGTTCCGTTAATGCGTTAAAAATACAGGGTAATTCCAAAACTGAACCGGCAGGTGCGCCCCAGTACACCCGTTTAACCGTAACAGAGACTGGCGAGGTGATAGCTATTGTTTTTTGTAACTTATCAAGCTCTGTTTTAAAAGTTGAGAAGTTCACCTTACCGCCTCCAGTTTTCTAATATTTCGCTTACAACTTTACGCATGTAACCACCCAGGTTACTTTGCAGTTTGTCGCGGGTGCCTTTAAGATACTGTTTGGCCTTGCTGCCCCTGGCCCGGATCGCCGCCTGGATAGTTTTTAATTGCTTGACCTGTTCACGGGTATAGCCGGCAAGGTTCCTTCGTCTCACGCTGCCTTCCTGCCACCTTGCCAACTGGACCAGGGTAGGCGCATCGCCCGGCTTCCGGCCTTCTTCAATTTTTATACCGGTAGTTTTTCTGATCATGGTAAATATCTCGGCCGTGGTTGCTGAAGATTGCGCTACAATTGATCTCACGGCAACGCCGGTGCCGCCATCGATGGCAGACTCCATTGTTCCCCGACCATCATCTGCGGCGGCTTTCATCATGTTTCTAACAGCTTTCTCGTATAACTGCGGGCCCAGCTTGCCGATGATCTTTTGTAGTTGTTTTTCGTCTACCTCTACTATTTGCTGTGTCATACATACTGGCCCCTTTTGTAGCGGTCAAGCAGCTGCCGGATAATGTGCTGGGCCTCCGGGCTTGCGCTGATCACGTCTCCCATTTCCGGGATTCTGGTTGTTGCCCGCGGCGACTCCAGCCTTAAAATAGCCGCCAGGTGAATGGTGGCCCGCTTAACAGCTTCAGGTACCGCCGGCCAGCCGAACTTACCGACAACCTCGATCCGCTCTCCGGATCTAAAGTAAGTCTTATCGGCCCAGGGCAGTAACCTGATCCGGGTATATGGCTGTGGCTCTGGATCAACAGTAGCATTGAGCGGCAGCAGCTCATAGTCAGTGGACGCCAGGGTGGTATCAAAAGTGCCGTCAGAAGTAGTATCTATTTTGACAGAAGTCGGTGCAGCCGACAGATCGTCGATCCATTTAGAGGTTGAATCATGCTCTATCAGATACCGACGTGTCACGTCTGCAGTGTTTTTATTAAAAAACCGCGCCGTCCGGAAGTCTATATGCCGTGAAACGGCCTGCAAGTCTTTTAATATTTCGGCGTCTTTTGATGTGTCGATCATTCCTGTCAGCGCCCTGTATTCAGCTGCCGTTGCGTAAGCATTGCCTAATGACATTTAATCACCTGCTTCCAGATCCTTCTTCCTCGCCTTATTGCCGCCCGTATTTTTAGGTTCTGCCTTCGGTTTCATGGCATTTTCTACAGGCCTTACTGTGGCCGTCTCCACCGGTTCAGGTGTTACTTTTTCTGCTACCGGCTTTGGTTCAACCTTTGCCTCTACTATCGGCCCGCCTATCTTGCCTTGAGCCTGAAGCATTTTTACTTCGTCACCTTCTTCAACCGATACCTGTTGGCCGGTCATATAAACAGCGCTTCCGTATCTAAATGGTTTCCTTGCTGTGTATTTCATAATTTCACCTCCTAAATGAAAAGGGGCCTGTTAGGCCCCCCGTTTTATGCAACCGCTACAACGCTTTCGGGTGAAAGCGGCTTGTAAACCATATACCATGCTATTTTACCAGTCCTGTCTGCACCAAACTCAGCTTTGATCTTCCCGATTGGGCATAACCAGTAGTTTTTAGGCAACTGGTCAAGCGCCCCGGCTGTAGTAGGTGTCAATACCCCTGGAGTTGCTGCTGTAAATATAATGCTTGTCCCGGCTGCAACACCAGTAAGATCGACAGCTGTGCTCAAGCTCACTGTTCCGGCCGGGGTAGTTACATCGATCTGAATTCGGGTAACTGCTGCCGCCGCTTGAATGTTAGTCGTAACAATACCAACAAACTCAGTAACCACAATCGGTCCGCCGGAAATTGTAAATAAGTTTACATTGGCTGCCAAAATACTACAATCAGGAAACGCGATACTTTTTTCCATCGCAGGAAGCACATCTTGATCTATTCTGTGAATAGTAGTAAAGGCATCCCCAGATCCTGCCAACGGAAGGTTAGCTCTCCATGCTGCTGGCCATAAAACCATATCAATCAACTCCTTATTAAAGTTAAGGGGCAGGTTTCCCCGCCCCCTTTATTTATGCAAATGCACTAATAGCATGCTGTGGTGTGTAACGACTTGCGCCCCTGATAGCAGGAGCAGCCACCACAATCGTTCCTGCACCGTTAATAAAGTCGACCACAGCGAATACACCAGTCGCGCCATTTTCCAGATCCATCTGGGAGGCGTCAACTTCCATGACAGCGGTAAACTGGAGTATTAAAATATCGGTTGTTGCAACCGCCGCGACGGTAGTTGTAAATCTAATCTCCCGATTACCGGCAACAGCCGATATTAGAGTAACAACTTCACCAGCAGCCGACGCAGTTAGGCCCAGGCCGGAAGCGTTAACAGCAAGCACTAACGCTGCAGCGTTGTTCCATTCGTTAGTCCCGGCTGCGGGTACTGCCGCATAGGGGAACACTGTCCCGTTAATCGTGACTGCTCCATCTGCGGAAGCGGTTAAATCAACAGACATTGAGGAAACACCCAACGCCGCAATACCTGCGCCCAAACGTCTGTAAACCAGGGCATTGCCTGCAGCGGCCACCGTTGCCAGGTTACCTGTTGCAGCGACAGCACCCGCACCCACCACATCGTCAACGATCCCGATATCAATTACCTGTGCGTTATTCAAGTCAGCACTGATAACGGTAATGGGAAACATCACCTTGCGCTGACCAGGCCCCAGGGGAATCAACCTGCTGATTACCCTTCCATTGTGCGCGCGTGAAACTGGCGCAATTCCCATATCAACTTTTAAAGCTTCGCTTAGTCTTTTATTCATAACTTCTCACTCCTTAAAATTTATTAAAAGGGGCTTTACGCCCCTCCCCTTAGACTAACTGAACAAACGGGCTTCTCTGAGTTACGCCGTCCTCTAAGGTAAGAGGCCCGGTTAACCAGGGCTGCCCGTCAACATTCCAGAACGCCTTTATGACAGTCTGGTTTTGCAGGAACCTTACATGCTCGGATGCAGCGATAAAGATACCACTGCCGTCCTTGATCAGGTAGTGGTTTAAGTTCAGAAGCATTAAGTCCCCAGGCTGGCCCATGATCGGGCTGCGCTCGTTCTCAATCGCCGGAACACCTAAGAGCCTGTTCGGTTCGCCTTCACGTGCCGATGTAGTCCAGATTAGGTTCCCGTTTACATCGGTCATCGTCATCAGTTGGCCCAGCATAGTGGGAGAATAAACCCATACCAGTGGGCCGTCTTTCATTACCTGGGTGTACATGTTGACGATGTCAACATAGTTATCGCCGGGAGCAGCAGACGGGAAGCCGGTCCGCGCCACGTTGATTGTTGCCGGGTGGTTTACAACCCCGAGCGGGGCCCCCGCCCCTCCACCTGTCAGGAAGGCAACATCTTCAGCAGCGATAATCGCACGCCTCAGAAGTGTAGTGATAAGTGTACTGGCCGCCTCACTATTTCTGAGCAGTTTGTCGGTTACCGGTATATAGCCTGATACCTCTTGGGGTGTCAGGGTTACTTCAAGCAACCTCCAGCCGGTTTCAGGTTTTGCATGTCCTTCTGCAGTCCACTGAACAGCAACGCCTGAATACACGCCCCTCGCTCCGGTTTGATCAAGCGCCGGGAAGGTAAGCGCAGCATCAGGAGGATCTCCCGCCGGTATAACGGTAGCGCGTGGACGAATTACCGCATCGCTCGGAGAGAGCTGGCGAATGGTAGAACTCCACTGTGTAGGCACAGCAAAACCACCCATGACACCTACACCCATCGCCTGCTGACGAAATTCTGTCAGCCTCGGGTTGTTAGAATCGCTTAGCACTGTCCGGCACATTTCAGCCAAACCGCCCGGCCATTCATACTCCAACTTCTCAGGATCCTCTTTACGCTCCTGCTTGCTCTGCATTTCTGCAGCCTGCAGCTGCTCTTCTCTTACGATCTCGGCTTTCCGCTTGTCGATTTCTTCCATTACTGCACTGTATTTTGTCTGCTCTTCTTCTGTAAAAGCCCGCGCTTCCGTTTTGGCCAGTTCGTGCAGTTTACGTGCTTCTTCAATCTTACCAGCCAACTCACGCTTCATTTCTTCTATGTTCTTCATTCAATCTCACTTCCTTTGCTATTATTATTAATGTCTTCCTGCTTAACTGCCGCCTGGCTTGTTAAGTTTCTTGCTATCACCCCGGTGCCGCCTGGCATTGGGGCATAATAAAACCCTTCGCTTCTGAAGGGCTATATTATCGGTTAAGTTTTTTGCCTTACAATATGCGATCCTTTTTCCTTAAATTGTCTAACTCCCATAATGGCTGCAAATTATCCAACGCCCAACACTCAAGAAATTCCGGGTCATCAGCGCTTTTAAAATTGAATGATGCTATCGGTTTGATATGGTCTATATGCCAACCACCCCTTCCCCGGTTCTCCCATGACATCCCTTCTGTAAATCGGCTCTCAAGATGTGCAATTAAATCACTCAGGGTGTAGCCGACAATCTTTTCCCACGCCCTGCCGTTCTTGTTGCCATTTAAGGACGCGTTCATTCTGTTTGCCATGCTGTGGTTTAGACAATATTTTTTCTCGTAATCGGGATCCTTTAATCTTTCATAAAGTCTTAACTTCCGATTTTCATTTACACGTTCTTTATTCCGTTCTTCCCAATCACGTTTTCGCCGATTTACTATATCCGTGTTTTCGGATCGATATTTTCTACTTCTATCTGCTTCCACTTCCCGATTTCTATAATAATACCTTATCCTTTTTTCTCTTAATTTTTCGGGATTATTTTCCGCATATTTTTTACTCATTTCTTTTACTTTATCAGGGTTGTTCTTTCGCCATTCCTGTTTTTGTTTGTTTCGTGCTTCCCTTGTTGCCTTACGGTATGCACTATTTTCAGCAGCCTTGCATTTTTTGCAGATAGCATTTAATCCGCCTTTGGTATCTTTCCTTCTCCCAAAATATTCATCAGTTGCCGGCGTAACAACACCGCATCTATTGCAGGCCTTTTCCATTAACAGCATACCTCCGATAGTATTATCCGAGCTGCGCATAACTAAGCAGAGAAGCTGGCTCGGATAACCAGTTTTCGCCCCGTCGGGCTATCTCTGCTTAATATTTACTTACAGTAATTGCTTTTCGATCAAAACAAGCTCGCGCTGATCCGCTTCTATTATCAATTCCCGTTGGCGTTTTTCATCTTCAGCCCTTTGTTCTGCTTCGCCCGCTTCCGTTATTTCTGCTTTTACTTCGTTATACACATCCTCTGCCGTTCTTAACTGTGCCGTTGTTTGAACGTATGCAGGATCGACCACCGGGCCGATCTCGTAGAGAATAAGCTTCTTGATCTCCCGGAAGTAAACACCGTCTTCCTCCCAGCTCTTATGCCCCTCCTTCGGAACACTAAAAGCAAAGCTGGAACCTTTTACATTGCCCCGCTCAAGGTTAACAACCAAGTCTTTGCCATAGCTGGTAGGCGGTATTGGTGATACGTACTCGAGGCCCTTTTCGGTATCGTTTAACTCCAGGGCCGGCTTGCTTCTGGTTGTCGAAAGCACCTTCGAAGGATCGTGGTTAAAAAATGACTTAACGGTTTTGTCATTATTAACCGCTCCCCTTAAGATGCGCTCCTTAAAGCCCGGGTATATCTCCGTCCATTCATCGTAAATTATGCCCAGGCCAACAGCCTTTTTATCCTCGTCTTCGCCGTCGCTTCTTATTTCAATCGGCATAAAACGCAATTCTTTTTCCATGATTGCACCTCCAATATTATTTTGGCCCTATTACGCACCTGCAACTCTGATGAATCGGCGGGTGAAACTTAGGCCCGCTAATTGTCAGGCTGTTGCCGGCGCCGTCTAAGCCGGTTATAGATGTATTTGAAGGGATAAACGGATGCTCGATGCCAACTACCTTACCGTGCAACCCCTGGCAAAACTCGCAAACATTGCTCCCGGTGTTATACCATACAAGCTCTGTCACCCCCTCTGATGCGTATACGTAACGGGCAATAGCACCGAGCAGCTGCACTGTCTCCCTTGTTGCTATTTTGTCTGGCCGGCGCTCGTTCCACTCGTTAAACCTTTCCTGCAGCGCCTGGAGGAGTTCTTTGTTTTCTTCAAAGGCCTTATTCATTACATAAGTCAACTGCTCCATACTGCTCTTGATATGGCTTTTTATGTAGTTCAGAAGGTAGTCTCTCACAAACTTTTCGATCTCCGGCGTCATCTCAGTGTCGGCGTTGATCTCAAGGCCTAATTCGGCCTTAATTGCTTCCGCCAGAGACATAAAAGGTGGTAGCAGCTGCTTCATGATATAGTCGGGATGTTTGTTTTCGTAAAACTCCTTCAGCCACGATAGAAAAGCGTCCTGGTTGCTTCTTTCGCCCATCAGTTCACGGGCTTTCCTCATTACGTCCGCCTCTTCGCGCCGAATAATCCTGGCTGAGGCATCAACAAATATCCTTTTGTAGCTATCTGCTATTTTTAGCCTGGAAAGGCCGCTTCTGTATTCTTTTTCACCTACTGCTTTGTCTTCAACAAGCTTTGGCTTTCCCTGTAGGGCAGTAGGTTCATATTCATCTATCTGCTCGGCCGGGATCATGTTCATGGGTATCAGATAAATGTCACCCTGTTTACCAGGTAGCGGGTTAAGGTTCTCCAGTTCCCTCACATCATTAGCACTCATCCACCCCCACTGCCTGGCTGTTGAATAAGCCTTATGCCTGGCCTCGGTATCACCTCTCAGCAAGCCGGCTATCAGAAACTCCGCAAAGTGCTCCCGATCACCCGCTGTATAGAAGAGTTTGTGGTTAATTTCCTGTTCAATATTTACCAGCAAAGGCTGAATTGTATCGGTTACAAACTCGATGCTTTGGTGTTCGATGTTATTAAATGACGACTTCTCCAAGTCTCCCAGTTTGTGCAGCTGGGTGATAAAGAAAAAGCGGCCGATATCAGCCACTTGAAACTTCCTGCTTTCAATCATCTGCCCTTCGTTAGGTGGGACCCCAGTCCGGTGGTATTTAAGCCCCTCTTCTAAAAGCATTAAACGGTGAGCGTTACCCAGGCCCTGAAAGCTTTCCTTCACTGACTGCTTGAAGTTCTCTCTGGCCGCCTCACTCAGTTTGCCGGGATACTCAACAATACCGCCCAGGTTCGCGCCGTTGCCGAAAAACCTCGATGCAAATTCACTTGCTGCCAGTCCTAAACCGATAGAATCTCTTGCCGCTTTTAAGCAGCTGATCCCTTCATCGCCGTCAATATACAGGTTTTTAACATGCAGCATGGCCCAGTCTGGGATTTTCCTGCTGCCTCCTCCCGCCGGCAACTGCACCTCATAATAAAGGTTCCCCTGGTTCCCCCTGGCCGGCTTAACTCGCCAGGGTGGAATTGGCC